ACAGCGTTATATTCACCCATAGCATTGGCATCAACAGTTGAGTATGGTGAGACAGTTGATGGTGTTGTCCTGGAAAAAGATATCCAGCTGGTTTATGGGACCGCCAATAATACGAAAATCAATCCTGGCGGAGAACAGCATATTAAAGAATTTGGTATAAGTAGTAATACTGAAATTAACGGCGGGTATCAGTACATTGAAATGAATGGCACCGCAGAATACTCAGTATTAAATGACGGTTATCAAATTGTTCAAATGGGTGGCGCGGCAAACCAGACTACCCTCAATAATGGTGTGCTACAGGTTTATGGCGCAGCGAATGATCCCACGATTAAAGGCGGGCGCTTAATCGTTGAAAAAGATGGGATTACCGTCCTTGCCGCTATCGAAAAGGGAGGATTACTGGAGGTTAAAGAGGGGGGATTAGCGATTGCGGTAGATCAGAAAGCAGGCGGAAAATTAATTGTCTCAACGAATGCGCTGGAAGTGAGTGGTACAAACAGTAAAGGTCAATTTAGTATAAAAGATGGTGTGTCAAAAAATTATGAACTGGATGATGGTTCCGGGCTCATTGTTATGGAGGACACGCAGGCCATTGATACTATCCTTGATGAGCATGCCACTATGCAATCGCTGGGAAAGGATACTGGGACGAGAGTGCAGGCAAATGCGGTGTATGATCTCGGTCGATCAGATCAGAATGGAAGTATCACGTATTCCTCAAAAGCCATCTCTGAAAATATGGTTATCAACAATGGCCGCGCTAACGTCTGGGCTGGCACAATGGTTAACGTTTCAGTCAGAGGGAATGATGGCATTCTTGAGGTCATGAAGCCGCAAATAAATTATGCACCCGCAATGTTGGTGGGTAAGGTAGTGGTTTCTGAGGGCGCTTCTTTTAGAACGCATGGTGCCGTGGATACCAGCAAAGCGGACGTTTCGCTCGAAAATAGCGTATGGACCATCATTGCCGATATCACTACGACGAACCAAAACACCCTCCTCAACTTAGCCAACCTTGCGATGTCTGACGCAAATGTGATTATGATGGATGAGCCAGTGACTCGTTCATCAGTGACGGCAAGTGCGGAAAATTTCATTACGTTGACCACCAATACCCTGTCGGGAAACGGCAATTTTTATATGCGTACCGATATGGCTAATCATCAGAGCGATCAGCTCAACGTCACCGGTCAGGCAACAGGTGATTTCAAAATATTCGTGACGGACACCGGTGCCAGCCCGGCAGCAGGAGATAGCCTTACACTGGTAACAACGGGCGGCGGTGATGCTGCATTTACGTTGGGCAATGCTGGAGGCGTTGTTGATATCGGTACGTATGAATATACCTTGCTGGATAATGGCAACCATAGCTGGAGTTTGGCAGAGAATCGCGCGCAAATTACCCCTTCAACCACTGATGTGCTGAATATGGCGGCCGCACAACCGCTGGTATTTGATGCAGAACTGGACACCGTGCGTGAGCGTCTTGGTAGCGTAAAAGGCGTTAGTTACGATACGGCGATGTGGAGTTCGGCAATTAACACCCGCAACAACGTGACCACTGATGCGGGAGCTGGTTTTGAGCAAACATTGACGGGCCTGACGCTCGGTATCGATAGCCGTTTCTCCCGTGAAGAAAGCAGTACAATTCGCGGCTTGTTCTTTGGTTACTCTCATTCTGATATTGGTTTTGATCGCGGCGGAAAAGGTAATATCGATAGCTATACCCTGGGGGCTTATGCCGGTTGGGAGCATCAGAACGGTGCCTATGTTGATGGGGTGGTGAAAGTTGACCGTTTTGCCAACACCATCCATGGCAAGATGAGTAATGGGGCAACAGCGTTTGGCGATTACAATAGTAACGGCGCGGGTGCTCATGTTGAGAGCGGGTTCCGTTGGGTTGACGGATTGTGGAGTGTTAGACCCTATCTGGCCTTTACCGGCTTTACCACAGATGGTCAGGACTACACGTTATCAAACGGCATGCGCGCTGATGTGGGAAATACCCGGATATTACGCGCTGAAGCGGGAACGGCGGTAAGCTATCACATGGACCTGCAAAATGGTACGACGCTGGAACCCTGGCTGAAAGCCGCCGTACGTCAGGAATACGCCGATTCTAACCAGGTGAAAGTTAATGACGATGGCAAATTTAATAATGATGTGGCTGGAGCCCGTGGCGTTTATCAGGCTGGGATAAGGTCATCGTTTACCCCGACGTTAAGCGGTCATTTGTCAGTCAGCTATGGCAATGGCGCAGGGGTAGAATCGCCGTGGAATACTCAGGCGGGTGTGGTCTGGACGTTCTGATAACAGAAAATAAACAGGCTGTGATGTGTCACGGTCTGTTTATCGAATTAATTGCAGATATAAAAAAACCAACCGTAATGGTTGGTTTTTTTTGGGATTTTTGGTCGGCACGAGAGGATTTGAACCTCCGACCCCCGACACCCCATGTCACCGCGCCTGAAACGCTGGAGGCCGCGCCGTTACTGGGCTGGTGGGGTGTTTTACTGTATGCGCAAACAGTGTATAATTCGCAAAATTCACGCTATATACATCAATGACTTAGGTGGTGGTTTCTCCCCATATAATTTTTTTACTTTTTGATCACAAGCCTTTTTTTTGATAAAAGTTTGCTACGGTTTCTGCCTTGACATAAGATTGAGTTGAAACCTCAGCTTGATGAGGAGGAGCAAATGGCAAATAACAAACAAAGACATGTTGATGACATGACGGACTATGCTCGCATCAGAGTTGGCTCGAGGGGAGGTGCTTACATACCCTCTGAGGAAATTGCCAATCTCCCTGAAGTCAGGGATATGCAGCAGCGAGCAGCAGCTATAGTAGGACGAGCTGCTAGAGTGCAAACTATGCAAAAAGCAAAGGAAAAGGTTTAGCTAGGTGATTGCTTTACTACTGATTCCCATTCTTGTTAGCGGCTACATTTTAGTAGTCGCTAATTTATATCATTACTATCAATTGCATCGATACGATGGCCAACTTTTGTATATAAAAGTTGCAGCTCATGGAACAATGAGTGTTGTTTTTGTGATTTTAGCAGCAGTAGTAGTGAAATATTTCTTTCCTAATTTTCACCCAATAGGAATGCTTTCAGATATTCTTAATGTCAAGAAAATAATAAATGGTAATAAAGCTGAAACATGGCTTGCTTTGATTTCATTATCATCAATTATATTTTCTTTAATTTGGGTGGCTTTAGTTTGGTTAAAAAATATGTTTTTTGGTTTCTTTTGTGAAAAGAAACATCATGAAAACATCTTTCATGCTAAGAAACTTAGAGTATTAAGAAAAACAATTTCTAACTCAACTTTGGATAGTATGCTTTTAGATGCATTAGAAAGCAGTCCTAAAGAACCGATTCTAATAACCTTATCTTCACGGAAAGTTTATGTTGGTATAGTTAATGGAATTCAAGAACCAACAGAAAGCGAAGCGCCAAATAGTTATATATCAATTTTCCCTATTATGTCAGGCTATAGAGATAAAGATACTCTTTCCATCACCTTTACGAATTCATATCCATCAGAAGTACTAGTGAGTTCAGCTATTACAATGGACTCCCAAAAAAGGCATAAAGTGAAAAATATGGATATAATATTTCGTGCTGATGAAATTTCTCATCTTTCATGGTTCGATTTTGAACTATTTGAACAAGTCAATGATTCGATGAAGCACGATACCATTGACTTGCGAAGTGAGACTTACTCAGGGGAAACTAGCGAAAATTTTTAGTAATTTCAGGTTTCGCTAAAATTTCAGCATGAGGTACACACACCCAATCGATATGATTTTTAGTATAAATTTTTGTAGATTTGGCGTCGCTGTGTGCCATGCGGCCTTGCGGATCTATTCCCTGCTGATCGAAAAGGTGTGCCGCCAGCGCACGGATTTCGTGGAAGGTTGGTCTTTCTTCCATGGGTACATTGTCAAATAGTCTCAACCGATCACGAATTGCGGAAAACGATCTACTTAAATAATCTGGGGCAACTTGTGTCGGATGTGAAACCTCTTTGCTTCGTTTAACTTGGCGTTCTGGGATCCTGTGAACGACAAACGGACTTGCCACATTATCTCTGCTATCGTCAATTATCCGTTTCAACTCTTCACCAATCGGTATTGCAACGTGTGATGCCTCTTTTTTTTGTACTTTCTGCCTATGGATATATAGTGTCCCATAAATACCGTTTTTTGGCTGTTCTAACCATACGCACCCGCAGATGCCGTCTTTAGGTTCGCGAATTGAGTAACGGATTCGCGATACTTCGAGTCGTGCATGTGTAGTTTGCAATGCTAGATCCATTGCTGTTCTTAACCATGGTGCAGCGGCCTGCCTGATAGCTATAAAATGCTCGAGTGACAGGCGCCGTCTTTTCTTCTCATCAGTCCTACGCATTTTTTTTCTGATGGCCGGGTTATCCAGCATTAGTGATTCATCGACCGCATAAGAGAACAACTTTTTAAGAAAGCTGACCTTTCTGTTCTGCACATTTGCGGATGCGCTGGCATGATATTTGTTGATGTAGGTATTAACGTGTTCAAGTTCGATATCGCATGCCGGAACATTTACGAAAAACGCTTTTACGCGTAGAGCGTCATTTTTCCAGTCATCTAAGGTACTCTGGGAAGGACGTTCGTCTTCGATAATCCGGGTCATTATGTGATCAACATGTTCAGCAAATGGTTTTGCTTCTCCGATAACACCGCCAGATTCTCTAATAAGATTTTCTACTGATGGAGATAATTCTGGTCTCATCCTCAGGTTGTACTCTCTGGCGATTGCAATAGCTATTGCCCTATCCTTACCTATATTTTTCTTCTTTCCGGTAATAAGTGTGAATTTATAAACACCTCGATCTTTATCAAAAATCAGATAATCAGGAAGATGTCTGTATTCTTTTTTACGTGGCCTTGCCGCCATGGTCACCCCTCGTTTATTAACTTGCGAACAGCTTGACTAACCATTGAGTCGACTCCCCATTTTTCTGTTTCGCAGACAAAAACAGAACCGTCCACGATGCGTCCCATGAGTAGACCGTTCTCGACCCAACGTTTTATCGTTCGGTTGTCAGGAATTGAGCCATTAGAGAATTCACGGCGTCCCCATTGGCTCGCTTTCATTAGTTTTGCCATGGCTGTTTCTCCACTTAGCCCGCTGCACTCGGGCAGTAATATCAAATTCCAGTCCTGATAATTAATTTTGTTCTCTGGTTGCTACCTGTTTTATTGGCCTGATGCTGTCCAGGATAAGACGGCGACGCATGTTTGGCGCACCCCAACGGTAACCAGTCTTTTTGTCGTAGGATTCACAACGTCCGGCAACCCAGGACGTTTCAGTGGAATGTAATTTCATCCGCTTTTCACCGTCTCGGGTGAGATAACAATTCCTGTATGAGTTTTTATCACGCTCATTTCTTAGTCTCCGGTGCTTTCGGCATTACTGCCCAGTGAGTGATATTGACGTTTTCAAGGTCCCCGACCTGAAATGTCCACTGCCATTCTCCGGTTTCTTTTTGCCCCCATGTGTACCAGAGAGAACGCCAGCCAATCAGCCAGCCTTCTCCACTAGCATCAAATAACAGAACACTTTCATTTGCTGGTGGCAGTTCAGCTGACACTGGTATTATTTTGTTTTCCAGTGCCGCACATTTAGCTTCAAGCGCGTTGAATTTACGTACCAGGTACTCAGCATTTGTTTCGTTCACTTTCAGATCTCGCGGTACACATTTCCCGCGAAGAAACCCTTCCATTTCGAAAACATTCATGCGCATTTGCGTAACTCCGATAACTCGTTAAAACGTTCCATAAACATCCCGTAGGCCTGGCCCGGTGCCAGTGGAATCACGTTGAACATCTCTGTTGCCGGGATGCCTTCCAGTACAGGCCAGAAAGAGCCATCATCAAGCCCGAGATCGCGGCGTTCGGTTGCCAGCATGATGAGATCGGCATATTTCACAGGCGTGCTCATAACCGGGGTAACCCGTATTTCTCACGGATTACAGCGTCTATTTTTTCTTCCATCCGTTTATAGTCAGGAAGAAGGCGTTTCAGTGGCGCCGGGATGTCCTGGCAATACGCTTC